GATTGATGAAATCGTCAATCAGTGGAATATCGGCATTTCGACCTTGTTCGATTTACCGAATGAACCAGTCATTAATGAAGCTGCCACAGCAAGTCTCACCTTTGTTGATGGCACACGGGAATATACCACACCCTCTGATTTGCTTCTTATCCGCTGGCCTCTGATTAACACAACAGACGGCCAGACCATTTATGAGTATCCGGGCGGGTTCGATCAGATGCGGATTGATCAGTTGATCCCGTCCAATTACACCGGCCTTGCGCAGTTCGCGGTGATTGAGCCCATCCTTGGGAAAATCAGACTGGACACCACGCCCACCTCTGTTGAGGCGGGGAATGTCTACACAATCACATATGACAAGAGCCTGATTATGGCCGTCGCGGCGGATATTATGCCCTTTGATGATAATGTCTATCAGGCGATGACAAGCGTCGTTCTTCAACTCTACACAAGAGAACGCAGGGGACGTTTTGATGGAGCTGTTTTCCGGTCTTCCTTGTCACTGGCAACGAGACTTGCTCAGAAACTGAGTCGGCCTACAAGGTGGGGCCCGGTCCGCACGGCACAAAATACAACGGACCCGATGAATGCCAGTTAAGACAGGAAGCCAGAAGCAGCGCCAAGGGGTTAGCAACCCCACCATACGCTTTGGTGGAGGGATTAACTCTGTCGCACCAGAAGCACAAGTCCGGCCCGAAGAATGCACCGAGGGAGAGAATTTCGATCTTGAGCTAGACAGTGGGAAGTTCGCACGGCGCCCGCCAATTGATCTTCTGGGGACGGCAACCAATGCAGAAGAGATCAGGGGCTTTGCCCAGCTATTGAAGGCAGACGGCACCACGTCTGCACTGGTTCAAGCGGGAACGAAAGTTTACGAATGGGACGGCGCGACGGGCTTTACCGACACAACGGTGTCAGTGAATGCAGGCGCGAAGTTGCGCGGAAGACTTGAGCATAATTTTACACTTGACGACAAGGTGCTGATTACAGACTTAGCTTTGCTTGAGGATGTCTATGAATGGGACGGCGCGACGCTTCAGAAGGTGACGTTTCCAGACAAGACAAATTTCAAGGCGAAATATTGTTTTGTGGAAGACGAACGGGCATTTTTCGGGAATATTTCTGAAAGTGCGACGGCTGTTCCTCATATGGTAGTTGGGTCGGCTGTTTCTGATTACACCGACATAACGGTTTCGAACCGCGCGGGTTCTACGGGGATTTCAGGGGATGCCGACGCATTCTATGTCCTGACGCCAGATCTCAGGCCGGTTAATGCGATGTTGTCGGCCTTTGGGAAGACAATTATTTCCAGTGCCGAGGGGCGGATATGGTTTTTTACCGGCAATGATGCAACCGACTATCGGCTTGATAGCCTGTATTTCAATTCAGCATCGGTGGGAGACGAAGCGGTTGTTAATGTCGGGAATGATGTTTTCTATGGCCGACAGGGGTTGATTGAAAGTCTTCGCTCAACCGATACATTTGGGAATGTAGAGGCTGATGATCTGACAAGGTGGATTAAAAACCAGATAGCAGACAGAACGTCATGGCAGGCAGAATTTAACAGCCGAACACAGAGGGTTTTTTTCTTCCCCTCTGGTCAAGACAAGATTTGGGTTTGCCACAAGCCTTTATTGGATGCGAGGACGGGGCTTTCTCCCTGGTCACTCTGGACAACGCAGGGAGACTTCACGTTGCAGCAGCCCACGGCGGTAATGCGGATGTTTGATCCAAGCACGGGATTGGAGAACATCTTCTTTGGGGATGCGTCTGGAAACATTTACCGCCTTGAGGGCTCTGGGTCATCTGGGGATGGTGGCGATAGTAATATCAGGGCGTTTCGTAAGTCCCATCTTATCGAGCATGGCCAAAATGGTGAGTTGTTCGATTTTCTAGGAACGCTGCGATACAGACAGGTAGATCCTGCAACAGTTGGCGTCACGGTTATGTGGGGCGGAAATGTTGGCTATGACGTGACGGTGAATGTCTCGTTGGGAGCGGTTTCAGGTGCGTCTTTTTATGGTGGAGACGCCTATTTTGGCGGAGAGGTTTATTTCGGGGCTCCCTTCCGGCAGAGATTGAAGCGCCAACCTGTTTCGGTGGCCGGATCGGGAAATGACATTCAGATAGAATTGGAAGTAGATGGAACAGGCACTTTTGACATCGACCAGCTCGAAATCCAGACTGAAGCGTTCCCATAAAAAGAAGACGTCTAAAAACCCGTCATGGAAGTTGCGGCTAACCCTTAAGAGGGACTGTGGGTTTCGGTTCTTTGAGGAAAGAGACGTTGCCCATGCCTGGGCGTCTTATAAGACAGGCGGGAGCAATCCTTTTGATCTCGAGGAGGGCCTTGATCCACAGGCCTTCAAGGATCTGTTTATGGAGCGAGTGTCTGTTCATTTTAATACCGGGTGGACGCTTCTTCAGGAAGGCAAGCCGGTTGGAATGATCTTCTGTCGTGACGTAGGCCAAACGGTTTTTCTAGAAACGGTTTTGTGGTTTCCAGAAACAAGCCTCAGAACAAAACTGGAAGTGGTTGTTAACCTTATCAGGCAGGTAGGGAGAAAGCGAAACCTCACCTATTACGCAGACGCGGATATGAAAGGGTTCTGTGTGGTGGTTTGCGCGCATGGCGTGGCTAGGCGTGTCGGGCACAAGCACGGGATATTTGAAGGTCCAGCATTCGAGTTTGAGAGTGTCGATATCGACCGTGACCGCGTCATTCACTAAGTTGGCCAGCGGCCTTGATGTTCGTAAATTTGCAAATCAACTAACAGAAAACCCGCATCATTGGGGGGCTCAGACAGCACGGATTGGTGCCGGGTCTCCCCATTATGGCTCTACCGACATTTGGTTGAGATACCGTGATCTTGATGAATACACAGCCCGGAACGGCAATGACATGTCGGCCTTCTGTGATGAGCATAAAAGTGTGTGGCTTGCTCCCACAGATGATCTGGACGCGGCCATCCCGATTGTCGCGGAGGTCATTGATTTGGCGGGTGGGGGTGAACTGGGCGGTGTTTTGTTAACCCGTTTGGAGCCCGGCGGAAAGATAGCCCCGCATGTAGACTATGGCTGGCACGCAGAAGTTCACGAGAAATATTATGTCGCCATCAAGACCCCGGAAGGGTCTCTTTTTTGTTGGGATGATGGTGTGATTGAAGCCCAAGACGGTGATGTTTGGTGGTTTCGGAATGATGTTAGTCATTGGGTTGAGAACAATAGCGACAGAGAGAGAATAGCAATGATTGTCTGTTTGAAGAGGGTTCCATGAGCAAATGTACCGGGCTTGATTGCAGCACATGTCTTGGCGTGAGCGATGTAGTGCAGCCTATTCGTCTGGACTTTCAGACTGTTGATGATGTGGCAATCGTTCAGATGCACATCCCGGAGAAGGGAACGCTGGTTCCACAGCACGCCCATAAATACGCACACACAAGCATGTTGGCCAGAGGGTCGGTGAAGGTTTGGAAGGGGGGTGTTTATGCCGGTGAAGAGAAAGCCCCCAAGCCGCTTTATATAGCTGCCGGGGTACAGCATGCCTTTGAGGCGCTTGAGAATGACACAGTTATTTATTGCATTCACAACACAGCACGCACGGGTGAGATCGAAATTGCCTTTGAGCATAAATTAGTAGGGGAGGGTTAATATGCCTTGGACAGCAGCAATATCGGCAGTGGGGGCTGTTGGAGCAAGTGCGCTAAGCGGTGGCGGGAGTTCAAGCCACCCGTTGGCTGCGGATTTCTCCTTTCCGACAACAAATCCGACTTTTCGATTTAATATTGGCCCAACGGGCAATGATGCGGTGATTACAACTGACCGAGGATTCCAGAGGGACCTGGATAAGTTCAGTGCATTATCGAATACCCAGGCGGACGAAATTCGCGGTCTTCGTGGGCAGGTCGCTCCCGGTTTTGGCAGGCTGACATCGGCGCAGAACGATATTTTTGATGCGGCTCTCAGCCGCTTGGGAGACGAGCGGCGGGCGAGTCGGGGGGATCTCAGGAACGACCTTTCAAGGCGGCGGGTGCTGGGGACATCCTTTGCGAGGGATCAAATAACAAACCAGGATGCCGTCTTCGACAGACAGGAACTGGAGATCACAAACGCCCGCAGTGAGGCTACAGCACAGTCCCTATTGGCGGAAATTGACGCCTCGGCCCGGTTTATCAACGCCGAGTTTAGTTCAAGACTTGCGGGCGTAGAGCGGCTAATGGCGGGTGCTGAATTTGTGACACAAGCCTCCACACCATTTACCACAGGTATGAGTGGAGCGCTTGGGAATATTTCGTCTACCGTTGCGCAGCTTAATGCGCAGGCACAAGCCGGTCTTGGTGCATCTTTACAGCCATTGATTGACTCGGTTGGCGACGAGGTTGGGGGTATTCTCTCTGACATCTTCGGTACGGGCGCCCCTGCAACAACCTAGCGAGAATAATTATGCCAGGAAACTTCTTTACAGGCCTTTCTCAGGCACGACAAAACAGTGACCAAAACGCTCTACAGTCTCGTGGGCTTGATCTTCGTGAGCAGGCTTTTAACGCACAACAGGCAACGCAGGCCCGTGTTGAAATCGCGGGCCAAGCGGACTCTTTACTAAAGAGTATGGTGGAGGCTATTGGTAATTTTGACGGCGCTCGGGACAGCGAAAACTTTCAAGAACTGGTAACTATTGTTGGCAAGTCTCTTGGGGATTTGGTCGCAGGCTCTAGGGCAAATGGGGTTGATATAGACGCCAAGCTTATCCTGTTCGAAAACCTCGTGAGATCGACACCAACGTTTCGTGAGGCAGCGGATCGTGAGGCAGCGCAGGCGGGGGCTGTTGCGGGTGCAA